CAATTCTCCATCAGGTTCAGGTTCAACTTCCAACATTCTACCAGTGTGCTTGTTGTAATGCAAGTGACAGGCTGGTCCTGTCTGTCCACTGTATCTATTCTTCAACACACGCACCTTAGTGGTGTTGCGAATCACAGGGTCTTCAGATTGTCCATTGCGCTCAAGACCAATCACCATGTCTGACAGCTGTGCAATTGCGGCAGAGCCGCGAAGCTGTGACAATGATGTAAGCGCACCTTCCTCATGGCCTTCATTGGCTGGTCGTTTCAAGTGACTAACAATGATGAGGGCAATGTTTGTTTCTTGTACCAACATACGCAGCTTCGTCATGATTTCATCAATGGCTTTGCGCTCATCACCATTGTCTTGTGCTGACACAATGATGGACAGGTGATCAAGGAATACATACTTGCATCCCATACCCTTTGCCATGTAGCGTACACGATTGACAATGTTCTCAATTGATGTGCTGCCAAAGTGATCAAACAAGAACAGCCGATCTGTGCCAAGTGTTTCAGCAAAAGCTCGTTCACGCTCTTCATTGGAGACAACAGCATCAGGTAGATGCAATGGTGCGTTAGCTGCCAAGCTCATCATCGACAGCGCTGTCTTGCGAACACTCTCTTCAAGGAACATCAAGCCAATGTTGTCCTTCGTCTTTTGCAACAGATGCCACACCACCTCACGCAGCACCTGACTCTTACCTAAGCCACTGCCAGCAGTGACGGTGACAAGCTCACCGAAGCGGATGCCATAGGTAATCTCGTTCAACCCTGCCCACGGGTAGTTGCAATCGGCTGGTGCCATTGGTGTACACACAACATCCCACAGCGTACTACCAGCTACGATGCCATCAGGTACAAAGGACTCAGCCTTCCACCAGCGATCAACGAATGCTGCTTCTTTGCTTTCAGCAAGCCAATCACACGCATCCTTGTGATCAGCAACAGGCTTGAACACCTTGCACTTGCTACCGAAAAGCTCAGCCACTTCTTTGCTGGCCTTGATACCAGCAGCATCACCATCAAAGCAAACGACAATGGTGTCGAAGCTGTTCAAGTATTCGTAGTTGGCACGACAGTCTTTGACAGCCGATGCTGCACCATTGCGAATGCTAACGACAGGCCATTTGCTACCTGTCATTTGGTATGCAGCCAGTGCATCGAACTCACCCTCAACAATGGTGATGTACTTGCCACCAGTAGGAAAGAGGTTCTGTCCGAACAGCGTACCCTTAGACCATGCACCACTGGCAACAAAGGTCTTGTCCTTCACACCTCTCACCTTAGCAGCTACAAGCTGTAGGTCTTTGTCGTAGTAGGGAAAGTAATACTTATCCTCATCACGAACAACACCGAAGCGTTCCATTGTTGTTTTAGTAATGCGTCTATCGACCACAGACACAGCATTGCCATTGCCATAGTTCTTGAGGAACGACATATCTGGCGCTTTAATTTCTACATCAATCACAGTGTATTCTTTCTCATCATCAGGTGGTGTATATACAGAACAAACAAAACAGTAGGTTGATCTATCATTATTGATAGCACAGCCATCACTGCTGCCACATTTCTCACAGCGGGTATGTGTCTTTATGAAAGCCATGTCTCTATTTTGGTGGAGTTCTTGCAAAGATGTTAAACAATTTAGCACGAAGCATTGCCGCCTCTCTGTCATTGTTCAACCCATAGACTGAACCATAGTTTACATTCTCTTCGCGTTTCTTCTTTACAACATCCGTCATAATTTGACCTGTTGTTTTTCCGCTACTAAGTCTTGCCGTATACAAAGGGTCATTGGCAAACGATGATGATCTACGATTTACATTCCAAAGGAATGGGTTGTCGCTAGCGCATTTACATGTCATGCTACAGCCTTTGCTGCAATGTATAAGCCTACATTACCTATGCTATAGCCAACGAAGGCTATGCCCAATCCTATGTTACCTTTGATAATTAAATCAACAGCAACCACTAAATATACCACGCCGATAACGGCAATCAACCATGCACTCATGTGTTCTTCTCCTTGAGTTTGGCTTCTGCCCACCAAACAGCAGACTGCCATGCCTGTAAAGTTACCCAAGACTCTTTGTTGCCTTGTAGTATTTCCTCATCCGTCAGCCCTACCCATATACTTTGTTGTGGATGTGCCGTCAATTCTTCAATGCGTTTTTCTAGCCTTTTGATTGTCATTTCGTGGTATCGAATGATGAGTTCATCTTCATCACACTCGTCCAAGGCTTCTTCGATGGCGGTGATGGCGTTCAGCATCAGTTCACTGTCGCTACCAAGTACATCGTCTTCGCGCAAAGCGGTTGATATGTTCTCCAGCGCATCAAGCGCCAGCTTGAGTGCTTCGTCTTTGGTCATGTGTTCTTCTCCTTTAGCAATTGCTCAATTGACTCGGCAAACTTCTTAAATCTCGGTGGAAGCCTAACGGTTTTTGGGTCTATGAATTGCAAGACTCTCATGCGCTCTTCATCCGTCAGCCCTACCCACGGCTTCTTGTAGTCTTGGATGTCATCATCTTCTTCTATGCGGTTCATGTGTTCTCCCCATTCCTCACAATTGTGTACGCTTTTAAGCCCCATCGTATTGGCTACCGCTCGGTCAAGGGCAGCACCTGTAAGCTTATTCATATTAGTCCCATAAGTTTTCATAATATTTACCGAACAATTTATATCCATTCGATATCCGCTTCTGATAAGCAGCAGCACCTTTCATGTCGTACTTGTATGTGTCCTTGTCACCTGTAATCATTTGATACACTCCACTGTCATTGTTAATCCAGCGTATATCATGATTGCCAGTATGAAACCGTTCTTCCCAATCATTGAATTGACTTTCAAAAGCAAAGATCATTTCTCCCATCACCCAATCCCATCGTTTGAAATGGTTGTCATCAACACAATATTCATTTTCTTTAGGCGGTGCTGCTGTTGATCTCAACTCAGCTGGCACATCCTTGTCATCAACATGCGGCGCACCATGTTTACTTGCCTTTAGCTGCTTGAGCATAGGCAATACGATGTGGGCAAGTGTGTTGTCCATGCTCCATGTATCCCACTTGTCAATGTGTACACTAATCTTTTGATTGCGAAAGGTGTGTATCCAAGTTAAAAACTTATACAGCATTGTCATGGGTCGATCATCCCTCAACACAATCGTGTCACCTTTCTTTGGTGCAGGACACACACTGCCATGTGCCAACCACTCACCAAATTTGTGTACACAATCGGTGTCATCCTTCATCCAAAAGCAAAGAGCCTGAGCTAGTTGATAAGGACCAAACCAGTTTTTATATTTACCAATTGTTACTTTCATTTTAACTCCTAGTCTAATGTCTACACCACATAACATCAAATGTATTTGGGTCTAGCTGAACATACCATCCTTTGGGAATTGTTTCTGGATACCAATGTAGTTCACCATTGCTGTGCTTATAAACTTTCATGTGTTCTTCTCCTTAAGTATGTCTTGAGCCAAGTAAACAATCTTTGCCCATCCTTGAGGTAGTTTCCCGTCAAAGTCTTTGGCGCACTCAAGTAATTCATTGGTTGTCAGCCCTACCCACTGGCGCTGTGCAAATCCCATAGCTTCCATAATGTTGTGCAACCTTTCTGGCGAAAGTTCTGGCACTGGTTGTGCATCTAGCATATCCCGCGCCTTCAGCATGTCTTTCAATTCTTCTTCAGTCATGATTGTCCCCTTGCTTCAACCCATGATGGAAACAAATTACTCTGCGCTGGATAGTTTTTATGCCACTCAGCAGCAGCCTTCTCATTCAACCACTTCACCCCGTTCTCTAAGTCTGACATGACACATGAGTGCCACTGATCGTAGATTGCATTGCGCTCATCCGCACGGACTAGATCAGCAAAATCCTGCAAAGTATCTGGATAAATACCACGCATTTCATTTGTGATTAGGCGGCACTGCAATGCAAGTGCTTTGTCTATTTTGTTCATGCGTCCACCCACTTCTGTTCAATGCTGCACCAGTACACACGCGAACTGTCAATGATGCAGTACCCGCCCACAACATCGTCAAGCTGCCCACCAAGTCGGTAATAACTGTCCTCTTTGAATGCCATGAGTCTCTCACCAGCAGCAAGCTGCACAGTGACAGTGCGTACCCCGTCCTTGCGAGTAATGTCTTTGGTGATATTCATATCATATCCCTCATATCCTGTGCAACAGATGCACTCTTTAATGTGTTCTTGATGTAAGGTGTAAGGCTGTGTGTTGTTGCATGTCCTGTGACAGACATGACATTGGTCAGCGGTACACCAGCTTCAATCATCTCAGTCACTGCTGTTCGCCTCATGTCCATCATCTTAAGGTGATCTGGTATGCCAGACTCTCGCATGATTGTGCCACCAACCTTAGCCAATTGCAATAGACTGTAGGGTTTAAAGCCACCACTGCCATCACCAATAGGTGACGGGACAATGTACTTTTGCCAGCCAATGTCAGCCTTCTGCTGTGCCAGCATCTCACGCAAGGCAGCGCTAGTTGGTATCTCCACCCTTGCCCTACGCTTGCTCTGCTCCAGCTTCATCACGCCAGTGTCAGCATTGTAGTTGTCCCATGTGAGCAGTCGCATGTCGCCCAAGCGTTGACCCCATGAGTAGGCCATGTACACCAGCAGTCCAATGTTACGCCACTCATATTTGGTGAATGCCTTGTCCATGAATTGCTTGATGTGTTTCTTTTCCCACACCACACGCCTTGGTTTGTCTTGCCGTCTACTCACCTCAGTGAAAGGGTTGTGCTTTGTAAAGCCATTGCGAATAGCAAAGCTAAACAACAAACGATAGACAGCCAGTGTGTGATTGGCAAGGCTGATGCTGTTCTCTGCATGCTTGTCATAGATGCGCTGACACATTGGTGTGGCAATGTCACACAGCCTTGTCCTGTATAGTTCCTGTGCCACTGTGGTGTCATGAAACCATTGCTTCAAGTAGTAGACATAATCAGTCTTGCTCTTCTGCGACAGGGCTTTGTAACCAATGCTATTTATGTAGGACTTGAACAGGTCTTCAACCCTAGACCTCTCAGACAAGTTCTTTAGGTAGCGGTGTTCCTTACGCCACGCATCCATGATTGCGTTATGCTTCTCAGCATATTCCACAGCAGCTTCGTAGTCTGTGCCACATGCCTTACGCTCAACTATACCAGCATCAATCGCATCTACTGGAGGGTTGTAGCGGTAGTGTGTAGTGTCATAGCGGATGAACGATAACAGATAGCGTGGCAATTTCATGGGAGCATCCTGCTTAAGTGCATGCCTAACAATATCAGAAGACTAACGACCATTACAACTAACAAAAGCACAACACCAATCACTGGTTTATCTATGTTGTGCCACTCATTCGCACCCACATAGCCGTGATCATCTAATACTACGGACGGGTATGCCTTACGAGTTGCCCTTTTCTTAGGCAAAGGACACCAGTGTGTCCAGAATTTATCACCATCGTAATTAGCGTAGACGGCTACGCCACCCTGCCCTAGTAGCTGTAGCTTTGCACCTCTTGGTGTGTGCTCATCTACAGGTATCCAGAAATACTCTGTGTCAACGACAGCAGCGCCATCGCTTGTCACTTGTACAGTCATGTCAGTCCCCTTCGTAGAGATAGTACAGATCGTTTGCCATAGCCAGCAACTCATCATGCTTGACCAGCTTGTCGAGCCAGCGCTGAGGGATGGCAGAGTAGCCATAGATACGGCCAGCAATCATACCAGTGACAGCACCCACTGTGTCAGCATCGCCACCCTTGTTGATAGCATGTACAACAGCGTCCTCAAAGTTTGTTGTACGAGCAATGCTATCCCATGCTGAAGCATAGCAGCCCATCACAGAACCATCAGGCTTGTCAGCACCCTTGACACGCAGCTTGTCGTAAAAGGGCAACGCCTTACCGAAGAACAACTCCTCGCCTAGTGCCGACACATATTGCACA